TGGCTGCTGTAAAAGGTGATGTCGGTAAAATAATGTTCCATAACGCTGCTGGAACAGAAGCTGATATATCAGGTCTAAGAAATTGGTCTTTATCAATTACTAAAGATACTCAAGAAACCACAGTTCAGGGTGACACTTCAAAAACTTTTGTTGGCGGTCTTATCTCTGGTGAAGGTTCAGCAACTCTCATTTATGACAATGCTGGTAACTCTGATTACTTAGCATTTGTTGAAGATATTTTGACAACTGGTGATGCTGGTGATGCCTTGTTTGAGTTGTTTCCAGATAGTTCAGCAAGTGCTAAAAAGTTTGGTTTTTCTGGAATCATAACAGGTGCTGAATATGGAGCAACCATAGGAGAAATTCAAGAAATAAACATTTCGTTTATATCGACAGGTGCAATCACTTCAGACATATAGTAAATTTCTAACAACTAACAACATATAACATGGCAACAAAAAGAACCGTTGATTTAATCACTGAGGCTTTCAGTGATGTAATGACTGCAAGAAGAAAATATGAACTAAAAAAGCCAAATGGTGATTTGTTAAAAGAAATATATTTTCCACCTTTGACTAGATTTGATAGGAAAAAAGCTCAAGTTGCCGCTGGAACTGATGATGCTTTGACAATTTCTACAAAACTTTTATGCCAAATCGCAGAAAATGAAGATGGTTCAAAAGCATTTCATTCTGCCGATGCTGAAAACTTACAAAGATTTCTTCCAGAAAGTGTGTTGAATGAACTTGAGCTATTTATGATGGATATTCAAGTTGATTTAGATACAGCAAAAAACGAATCAAGCGAGATAACTGGTTAAATTTTGAGTTTTTTCTCGCATCAGAATTAGGAAAATCTGTTAAAGAATTAAGGAAATCAATGACAGAAGAAGAGCTGATACATTGGGCTGCTTATTATGAAGTTAAAAATGATAGGGAAAAACAAGAAATCAATCGTCAAAAGAATAAAACAAGGTAATATATAATTAAGCTTATTTGTATTTGTGGCACAATCGACAGTAAAACTTATAGTTGATGCACAAAATGCAATTTCTCCATTAAAGAGAGTAAATGATGCTACAAAAAATTTAAGTAGGAATACAGATAAATTAAAAGATAAATTAAATGAAGGAAAAAAGAATTTTGATAAATTTGGTAATGCTGGAAAAGGAGCCTCCTCTAAAGTTAATACTTTAACTGGTACTATAAAAAAATTAGCAGCTGCGTTTGCACTTATTAAAACTGCACAATTTATTTTTGTTAATGCTGCTGATATTGAGACTCAAAGAAAAAGCTTAGAAGTCCTTACTGGTTCTCTTTCTAAAACAAATCAAATAATAAAAGAATTACAAGACTTCGGTGCTGTTACACCATTTAAAAGTAGTGAATTAATAGAGCAAACAAAACGATTAAAAGCTTTTGGTTTTGAAACTGATGAATTAGTAGATACCACAAAAAGGCTGGCTGATGTTGCTGGTGCTACTGGAGCAGATTTACAAGGTATAGCAACAGCCTTTGGTCAAATAAGAGCAAAAGGGAAATTGCAACAGGAAGAAAACTTACAGTTATTAGAAAGAGGAGTTGATATAACAACCGAACTTAAAAACATAACTGGTTTACAAGGCGAGGCTTTTGAAAAAGCACAAAGACAAGGAAAAATCGGTGCTGATCTTGTAAATCAAGCACTTATAAATTTGACTAATGAAGGTGGTGCTTTTTTTGAGGGTGCTTCAGCACAGGCAACAACACTAAATGGTAAATTATCAACTTTGGTTGATTCAGTTGAAAGTTTAGCCAGAACGATTGGAAGTCAATTATCACCAGCAATCAAAGGTGCATTGGATCTTGCAACAAAAGGTGTGGTAGCAATTGAAAGAATATTTAGTAGGCTTGGAGATGTTGGAGATATTGGTTTGGGGAATGTTGCAAAAGCAGAGCAAGATGCACGAAGAGATGCAGCAAGACTTACAGCAACAAGATTCGGCACTCAATTTAAAGGCGAGAGTGTTTTTGCAAGTAAAGAAGAAAATAAGTTTTTTAGAGAACAGTTTGAACTTTTAAAAAAACAAAATATTGAAAGAGAAAAATTAAGAAAAAAATCTTTTGAAGAAGTAACAATTATTGAAGAAGGCAATAAAAAGCAAACAGAAAAAACAAAAAAAATAATTGAAACAAATAATGCTGCAAATGTCGTTAATGAGACATTAAATGAATCTAATTCTATTCTTACTGAAGCCATAGATCAAACTGATGAACTCAAACAAAAAATGACTGCTGTTGGTGAAGAGATTGAAGGAAGTATAAAAAATAATTTAAGAGATTCAATTACTGGTGCACAAACTTTTGGACAAGCTATGACAAATGTCTTGAACAGAGTCAGAAATAAAATTATTGATGCACAACTTGATAAATTATTAGGAAATTTTGGAGAAAGTTTTGCAGTAAAACAAAATAAAGGTGGTGGTTTTGGCGGATTTTTAGGAAATTTAACGGGCAGTTTGTTAGGTGGTTTTTTTGCAAATGGTGGTCAACCCCCTGTTAATAGAATTTCAGTAGTAGGTGAAAAAGGCCCTGAGTTATTTGTTCCTCGTTCTGCTGGCACAATAATTCCAAATAACAAACTTGGTGGTGGGATAACAAATAATTACGTTACAGTTAATGTAGAGGGTGGTGGGGTAGCTGCCTCTGGTAACAATGTTGACCTTAATGCTTTAGGTCAAGTTATTGGACTTGTTGTTCAAGCTCAATTAGTAAAAGAAAAACAAGCTGGCGGTATTTTAGCGAGGTAACATGGCAACTTTTCCAAACATAACTCCTGTTTATGGAACAAAAAAAGCAAGTGTTCCAAAGATAAGAACAACTGCTTTAGGTGACGGATATGAGTTTAGGGCTTTATTTGGCCTTCCATTAACTCAAGACCCTAAGATATATGATTTAGTTTTTAACGTATCTGAGGAGGAGTCGGACGTTATAGAAGCATTTTTGAGGAGTCGTGTTAATGATCAGGCAAGTTTTGATTTCACTCCACCAGCAGAAGGTTTTACTAAAACAGGAACATACAGTCAAAGTGGTACAACGGTTACTATAACAATTACAAATCATGGTCTTGCTATTGGTGATGTTGTAACTATTGACTATACTTCTGGCTCTGCAACTGATGGTGCTTTTGCAATTGCAACGGCAGCCGATCAAAACACATTTACAGTAACAGCAGCTAGTTCAGCAACGAATAGTGGTAATGTTTCAGTTACTTTATCTGGTGCTGGGAAGTTTGTTTGTCAGGCGTGGTCAAAAACAATTCCATATAACAACAGAGCTATTTTAAGTTGTACTTTTAGGGAGGTATTTGAACCGTAATGGGATTACCTACAGCAGAACTTCAAGCACTTACTAACAAGTCAATTATTGAACTTTTTACATTGACACTTAATTCTGCATTACATGGAGCAACAACTGTTTCAAGATTTCATTCTGGTGTAGGTTTAAATAGTAATGCCTCAATTATTTGGCAAGGAAATACTTATGATAAATATCCATTGACTGCAACTGGCTTTGAATATTCTGGTCGTGGAAGACTGCCAAGACCTGTTTTTACTGTTTCAAATATTTTGGGTACAATTACAAGTCTTATGGCAACTGTTAATGCTACAACACCATTTAATGATTTACAAGGTGCAAAAGTAGTAAGAATTAGAACACTTGCCCAATTTTTGGACGCTGCTAACTTTCCATCTAATAAAAATCCATATGGTACACCTGACAGCACAGCAGAGTTACCACAGGAAATATATTTTATAAACAGAAAAACACTTGAAAATAGAAATATTGTACAGTTTGAACTTACCTCGGCTCTTGATTTACAATCGGTTCGTGCGCCAAAACGTCAAGTTACAAAAAAAGATTTCCCCGCTGTAGGTAGCTTTATAAACGCATGACTTGGAAAGATCAAGCTGTAAAACACGCTGAAGAATGTATGCCACAAGAATCATGTGGATTGCTGGCAATTATTAAAGGAGAAAAAACTTATTGGCCTTGTAAAAATATTGCAGAAACGGGATTTGAATATTTTGTGATTGATCCTGATGATTGGGCTGAATGTGAAGATACAGGAGAGATAATAGGAGTTGTACATTCACACCCTAATGATCCTGCAACACCATCTGACAATGATAAAGCAAGCTGTGAATATTTAGGTTTACCTTGGTTTATTTATAGTCCATTAACAAAAGATTGGATTTCATTTGAACCGTCAGGATGGAAAGCACCTTCACTTATTGGAAGAGGTTTTATTTGGGGTAAGCATGATTGTTGGTCTGTTGTTACAGATTGGTTCAAAGAAACCAAAAACATTGAAATACCATACTGGAAACGACCTAAAACTATTAAAGATTTTTCAAAAAAACCTGAGTTTGAGTATGCTTTACCAAAATTAAAATTTATAAAACAAAAAACTTTAGATGATATACAAATAGGAGATGTTCTTCTTTTTGAGACAGTTACTAAAAAATTAGATCATGTAGCTGTTTATATTGGTGATAATATGATATTAAATCACAATGTAAGAAGGTTAAGCTGCCGAGAGCCTTTTGATTTTTCTCTACAAAACGCATTGAGGAGTGTTTACAGATATGCACCTTAAAAAAATAAAAGTTTATGGAAAATTAAGAAAATTTCTTGGTTCTTCTTACTTTGAAGCTGCTATCTCAAGTCCAGCCGAAGCAGTAAGATTTTTACTTTGTAACTATCCAGAAGTAGAAAGACATATGTGTGAGCAGTATTACAAAATTAAAATGAATAATTTAGATGTATCACTAGATTTTTTATCAATGAAAGGTAAAGGAGATATTCAAATTATCCCTGTTGCAACTGGGTCTGGGCCTTTAATACCAATCGTAACAGGTGTATTTAGTGCTGGTGCTGCTGTAGTTTCCACGGCTGCTACCGCAGTGACTACCGTTGCTGGAACAGCTTTAAGTGTAGCTAATACGGTTGCTGGGGCTGCTATTGGAACTGCAGCTACTGTCGCAAATGCGGCTGCTGGTGCTGTTGTTTCTACGGCTGGCGCTATTGCTGCGGAAGTTGGTACGACAGGTGTTTTAGGAACTATTTCTACTGCTGTTGTTACTGATGTTGCTGTAGAGGGTATTACTTCTTTAATTGCCCCAACACCTGAGATCGCTCCACCTGTTGAAGTTGTTGACCCTATTCCACAAAATGATGTTGTAGTTCCTGATCAAAGAGCGCAAAATTCATTCGGTTTTTCTGCAATTACTAATATTTCTAGGGCTGGTGTTGCTGTTCCAATTATATATGGTGAGGTTTTTACTGGATCAGTTGTTATCAGTGCTGGTATTGATACTGTACAAATAGAAGGCACTGCTGCATGAGTTTAATAGGTATTCCATCTGATCTTACAGATCCAAATATTCCAAGTAATGTTCTTGCATCAAAGCAATTCCAAACACTTATGGAATTGTTAGGTGAAGGAGAAATTGAGGGTTTTCCAAGTGCAACAGGAAGCAAGGGTTCAACTGAATATAATACTTCAGCACTTAAAGACGTATTTCTTAACGGCACTCAGGTTTTACAACAATCGGCTGGGACAAGTCCTTCAGATGCAGATTTTAATTTTCAGAATGTATCATTTGAGCCAAGATTTGGAACATCTAATCAAACAGCTATTCAAGCAATAACAGAACAAGAAACAGAATTTTCTGTAAGTCAAACTGTAACAACTAGCTCACCCGTGTCTGTCAGTATTACAGATACTTCAGTTAATGCAGTTAGAGTGACAATTGCTTTTTCAGAATTACAAGAGTTCTTAGATGATGGAGATATTGATGGGGCAGAGGTTACTTTAAATATTCAAACAATTGAAAATGATGGGACTACACAAACTGTTATAACTGATACTGTCAAAGGAAGGACTGCAAGTGCATATTTTAGAGATTATAAAGTTAACTTACCTACTGGAACAAGTTTCCCTGTTACAGTAAGAGTAAATAGAGTCACAGCAGATAGTACCGAAAATACACTAAGAAATAGTTTTATTTTTACAAATTACACAGAAATAATTAATCAACAATCAACTTTTGCTAATTCTGCTTATGTTGCTTTGAGGTTTGATGCTAAAACCTTTCCAACAACGCCCAGAAGGTCATACCGCGTAAGAGGAACAAAAATAAAAATACCGCATAATGGTACTGTCAGGTCTGATGGTTCTATTAGTTATAGCGGTACTTTTAATGGAACATTTAAATCTGATAAAGAATATTCAAACGATCCAGCATGGATATTATATGACCTTTTAACAACCTCGAAAGGATTTGGAGATCAAATAGACACTTCAAATTTAGATGTTTTTAGTTTTTATAGTGCATCTGTTTACGCATCAGAATTAGTTGATGACATGAC